TCAATCAAACAAGTCAAGCTTGGTAAGACCACAGTAACGGCGGGTACTCAAGTAGCACTTAAAGCTGAATGGGCAAATCAAGCAGCAGGGGTAGGTGGTGGTACATCACCCATTGATTCTAGTGGTGAAAGTCACACATTAACAGCCGTAGATGGCGCAACTACAAGCACAGCAATAAAATACTGGGGAACACAATCAATGCAGTTTGATGGAACTGGAGATTGGTATACTGTTCCTGATGGTAGTTGGGCAGATTTAGGTACTGGTGATTTCACAATGGAAGCTTGGGTGTACTATACAGGTGGTAGTGGATATCAAGGAATAATTGGTTCTGGAACTTGGGGTGGCCCAAACTATAATTGGTCATGGGATATGAACTCAGCGGATAGATACCCAAGATTAAGCCTGTATAACGGCGGTTCGGAGATACTTGTCCAAATGACAACGGCTATTGCAACTTCAACATGGACACACCTTGCAGTATGTAGAAGTGGTGGAACGATAACTCAATATCTGAACGGAACGGCAAACGGTTCTACCGTAGCTAGTACCCACAATGTGGCAAGTGCTGGTGTTGTTTATATTGGAAATCAATCAAGAGGTATACCTTGGACTGGGAATCTTCAAGAAGTAAGAATGAGTAAGAATGCACGTTACACTGGAAATTTTACTAGCTTTGGACAAGACGGTGGAACAATTGCTTCTCCTTCAAATTTTACTAGTGATGGTGATACAATTCTACTGGTTCATGGAGAGGGAACGGCAGCAGTAGGAGGTAAAGTAGCTCACTTAGAGGGTTGGGCAGTAAATTATTGATAAAAAATACTGTATGAAAAGAAATAGTATAATTGTATAAAATAATAAGGAATAAAAAATGGCAGTTACTACAAGACCACAACTTATTGAATATTGTTTAAGGAGACTTGGTGCTCCAGTAACAGATATAAATATAGATGACGAACAAATCTCTGATCGAATAGATGATGCAGTTGAATTTTTTCAAGAGTATCATTTTGATGGTGTTGAGAAAGTTTTTCTTAAAAGTGTATTAACACAAGCAGATATTGATAATGAATATATTGCAATTCCTGATGCTGTTATTAGTGTTCTTCGTGTTCTTCCAATTCCAAATTTTAATGCATTTCAAACTGGTTTCTTTAACGAAGAATATCAACTGCGTTTAAATGACTTGGAAAATTTCAGTGGTTCTTCAATGATTAATTGGCAGTTGTCGTTAACCAATTTTTCATTAATAGAACATTTGTTTTCTATTCAACCCACAATGATGTATAATAGAAAACAAGATAGAGTATATCTGGAAACTGATTGGGAAAATAAATTTACTGTTGGATCTATTCTTATTGTAGAAGCTTATCGAGCACTTGATCCTGCTACATACCCTCAAGTATACAATGATATGTTTTTGAAAAAATATGCTACTGCATTAATTAAACAACAATGGGGAAGTAATCTAAAGAAGTTTACAGGTGTTGTATTACCTGGCGGAATTTCATTAGATGGACAAACAATATTTACTGAAGCAACTGAAGAGATCATAAAAATAGAGGAAGAGATGAGTATGAAACACGAACTTCCACCAGACGGATTTATAGGGTAAAATACAAATGGCCTCAAATATATATTTTCAAAACGCAACTGCAGATCAAAGTTTATTAAACGACATTAACAGAGAAGTTATACAACAGGCAGGTATAGATATATTATATCTTCCTAGAATCCTTGTTAAAGAAGATTTAATATTGGGTGAGGATGTTTTATCTAAATTTTCAACCAATTATCAAATCGAAATGTATGTTAAGTCTAATGATAATTTTGGTGGAGCAAGTGATGAAATTAGTAAATTTGGTTTAACTATTACAGATGAACTTATATTAACAGTTCATGCTGAAAGATTTAAATTTGTAACTGGTATGGATATTCCAAAAGAAGGTGATCTAATATGGTTTCCATTATCAAAAGGATTATTTGAAATTAAATTTGTTGAAGATGAACAACCGTTTTATCAAGTTGGAAAGAATTATGTTTTTGATATAACATGTGAAACTTTTCAATATTCTAATGAAACATTTACTACAGGGAAAACTTATATTGATCAATTAGCTGCAGACAATCTTCTTACTAATACACAAGATTTAGAGAATGTACCTGCTGCTAAAAATGTAGCAATCGAAGCAGAAGCAGATTCAATATTAGATTTCACAGAAGAGAACCCTTTCGGAGATAATACTTTTTAATGTTTGGTAGCCATTACTATAATAAAAATATTCGCAACATAGTAGTTCTTTTTGGAACGCTTTTTAATGATATATCAGTTAAACGGGTGACCTCTGCGGGTGTTACTTCTAGTGAATTTAAAGTCCCTATAGCTTATGGACCATCAGAGAAGTTTCTTGCGAAAATTGGTGGAAAAGATGAGTTATCATTACCAAGATTTTCTTTTGAAATTACTGATTATGCTTATGATCCTACAAGAAAATTACAAACTACAAAGAAATTAAAAAAAGGAAAATCAGGTAGTACTACACGGATGGATTCATTGTTCAATCCAGTTCCATATGATTTTAGTATTACGTTAAGTCTTATGGTAAAGTATAGTGATGATGGAACACAAATATTGGAACAAATACTTCCTTACTTTACGCCAGATTTTCAAGTTGCTATGAATGAAATATCTACTTTGGGAATTATACGAGATATTCCAATTATATTAAATAGTGTTACAACCGAAGATACTTATGAAGGTGATTTTATTACGCGACGAGCACTAATTCATACTTTAACATTTACAGTTAAAGGTCATATATATGGTAGAACGTCTGATCAAAGTCTTATCAGAACAGTAGATGCCAATATTACTGGAACTAGTTTTGATAATCCAACAATAGTAGATGGTGCATTAGTAGGAGATAAAAATATAGAAATTAAACCTAGAGCATTATCTGATTTAAATAATGATGAAGTTATTGATAATCTCGATCATGGTTTAGTTATGCCCGATAATGATTTTGGGTTCATTGAAACAATTACTGAAGAGCCATAATGAAACAAACTTCTGTAGAAAAATTAAATAAAGTATTAGATATAACAGGTGATTTGATTGATGTCAAAAAGGCAAAAGCACCAACTGTGGAAATAAATACTCAAGACCTTACTTCTGAATATGAATTTTCTCAACATCAATATCATAATATTATTGATAAGGGAAACGAAGCTCTAAGTGAACTTATGGAAATAGCAAAAGCTGATGAAAGTGCTCGTTCTTTTGAAGTGTTAGGTCAATTGATGAATACTCTTACTACTACTACAAAAGAACTTTTACTATTACAGAAAACTAAAAAAGAAATTGAAAGAGATAAGAAAGATCCATCTACAGTTAACAATTCTTTGTTTATTGGCTCAACAGCTGAGTTACAGGAGTTATTGAGTAAAAAGAAATAATATATGAGTGACAAAAGTGACAAATATTTAGGAAACTCTTTATTGAAAAGAGCAGATGTTCAACACGAATACAGTAAAAAAGAAATACAAGAATATATAAAATGTCGTGATGATATTATATATTTTTTAGAAAATCATGTAAAGATTGTCCACGTTGATCATGGTCTTATTCCCTTTTCTTTATATCCTTTCCAGAAAGATTTAATAAATACTATATCTGATAATAGAAATGTTATTGTAAAGACTGGTAGACAGGTTGGTAAATCAACCACTACACTTGGTTGGTTATTACATTATGTTCTTTTTAATCAGTCTAAAACAGTTGGAATACTTGCTAATAAAGCTTCTACTGCTAGAGAATTATTAAGTCGTATTCAAATAGCATATCAACACCTTCCTAAGTTTCTTCAACAAGGACTTAAAGAATGGAATAAAGGTTCGTTAGAACTTGAAAATGGCAGTAAGATTATAGCTTCTTCCACATCTTCTACTGCTATTCGTGGATTTTCTTTTTCTTGTATTTTACTAGATGAATTTGCTCATGTTCAAAGACATATAGCAGATGAGTTTATTCGTTCTGTTTATCCGACTATTTCATCTGGTAAAGATACAAAAGTTATAGTTGTATCTACACCAAATGGTTTCAATATGTTTTACAAATATTGGAATGATGCAGAGAATGGAACAAACGATTTTGTTCCATTTAAAGTTCATTGGTCTAATGTTCCTGGTAGAGATAAAGAATGGAGAAAAAGAATTGAGTCAACTATTGGTGCTGACGCGTTTAGACAGGAGTATGAAGCAGAGTTTTTAGGATCTTCAAATACATTAATATCCTACGATAAACTACAAGAATTATCATATAGTAATCCATTATACAGAAAAAATGATGTAGATGTTTTTGAAGAAGTTAATTCAAAACATGCTTATGTTATGACAGTTGATGTTGCTCGTGGTCAAGGATTAGACTATTCTGCCTTTACCGTCTTTGATATTACAGAAATGCCATATAAAATAGTGGCAAAATATAGAAGTAATCTAGTAGCCCCCCTAGTCTTTCCCAATATTATAAATATTATCGGTAAGCGGTATAATGATGCTTATATTCTTATTGAAATAAATGATATCGGCTCACAAGTTTCCGATGTTCTCCATCATGATTTGGAATACGAAAATCTGTTTTCAACAGCGTGGTATGGAAGACATGGACAACAGCTGAGTGGTTTTGTGGGTGGTAAAAGAGATTCACAATTTGGTGTAAAAACATCTAAACAAGTCAAAAAAATAGGTTGTTCTAATCTAAAAGCATTAATTGAAGATGATAAACTGTTTATACCAGATTATGATATTATTTCAGAATTAACCACATTTGTTTCTGGTGGCGATACTTTTAATGCTGAAGATGGAGCACATGATGATTTAGCCATGACTTTAGTTTTATTTGGATGGTTAGTAGATCAACAATATTTTAAAGAATTAAGTAATCAAAACATCAGAGATAATCTTTATAGAAATCAATTAAGTGAATTAGAGGACTTAACAACTCCATTTGGTATAATTAATAATGGGTTGAATCAGTCAGAATATGAAATAGACAATGAAGGTACACTTTGGACAAACGTAGAGTAACAAATAATGTAAATGATGATAAGAATTTGTTAATATAAAAAATGTAATTTATTGTAAAGGAGAAACACAATGGCATTTCAAGTTAGTCCTGGAATTAATGTTAGTGAGATTGATCTTACTACAGTAGTCCCTAATGTTGCCACATCTATAGGTGCGGTAGCTGGAGGTTTTGTATGGGGACCTGTTATGGAAAGAACAAACATCACTACAGAAAACGATCTAGTAAGAGTATTTGGTAAACCAGATGATATTACATCACCGTGGTTTCATACCGCAGCAAACTATCTTGCATATTCTAACAACCTTATAGTTGTAAGAAATGTTTTAACTAGTGCTAAAAATTCTGTCTGTAGTAATGATGGAACTGCTGCAACTGATATTGATATTTTAAATGCTACAAACTATGATGAATCAATAAGTGGTGCTACAGATCAATTATTTATCGCAAAATATCCCGGTAAAATGGGAAATAGTTTAAAAGTTATAGCCATTGATTCTTTTGGTTGGGCTGCTGTTAATTCATCTTTATCTGCTGCACATCAAGTAGATCAATTAACATTTAAGGCAAACTTTGATGCTGCACCTCCTGGTACGTCTTCTTCAATGAAATCGGCAAATGGTGGAGCTGCTACTGGTCTTGATGAAATGCATGTTCTTGTTATTGATGAAGATGGTTTGTGGACAGGAACACCTGGGTATGTTTTAGAGAAACATGCTTATGTAAGTAAAGCTTCTGATGCAAAACGAATTGATGGTTCAAGTAATTATATTGGAACTGTTTTACGAAATGAATCAGCATATGTTTGGTTGGGTAATAAATCTGCCATTGGTTCTTCTACTACTGATGCTGGTACTGAAGTTGATGCGGGTACTAATATGTCTGGTAGTGTTTTTAAAGGTATCAATGGTGCTGGTAAAGAGATTATTGGTGGATCATTGGTTCAGGGTGATGATGGTAATGCATTGACTGATACTGAATTACAACTTGCTTATGCATTGTTTGTAAATCCAGAAGTAGTTGATATTTCTCTAGTAATGAGTGCTTCTGGTTCAACAGCTACCGGTGCTTATATTATTGAAAGTATTGCTGAAGTACGAAAAGATTGTATTGCATTAGTTTCTCCATCAAGGAGTAGTGTTGTATCTGCAACTGGACAAATTGCTTCATTATTAACTGATAGTAGTAATTTAGGATCTTCTAGTTATGCAGTTATGGACAGTGCTTGGAAATATCAGTATGATAGATATAATGATGTTTTCCGTTATGTTCCAATGAACGGTGATATTGCCGGTCTTTGTGCAAGAACTGATTTTAC